ATCGACACCATCTGCTGGGAAATCAAAATAGGCGATATCTCCTGGTTCCGGATCTGCTAAATCTCCATCAATCCATGCACCTTTCTTTTTAAATGCTGCTGCGCCTGATGGAGTATAAACTGTATTTGGAACTTTTACTCCTGCTTCATTAGCACACCACATTACGAAAGATCCACACCATGGTTGGAAATCTGACTTAGTAAATTTACCATACTTAGTCTCATTGTCTTTTGGACCTTCAACTACGCCTACTTCTGCTTTAGCAACTTCAACTAAGCGTTCTGCTGTTCCTTGATCTGCCATTATTCTTTCTCCGATTTTCCAGCAAAATATCCGCCAATTATTCCAATTAAGCCAACTAATGCATTTTGCACTAAAGCGATTGCGTCTTCATTGGTACTATATTTTTCACCTGAAGTAAATTGTTGTGCAAGCATTGAAGCATATTCACCTATAACAACAAGCCCTATAAAGCCTAAGATTCCTAGAGTAATGTAAACCATTAATTTATCTTTAATTTTCATTAGTCTTTGTCCCAGTCTTCATCAACTTCTGTTTCTTCTGGCATTTCGCCTTCTGGTTTTCCAGTGGGGATCTCTTCCGTTATTTCCTGAATAGCTGGTGCCTCTTCTTCAGTTGAAGCAGAAATATTTGCTTGATCTGCCATTGCGTCTTTCATTTCTTGTGCACCGCTTTTACCAATGAGCAAACCTGCGAGGGTACCAGTAATAAATGTAGCAACACTACCAAGAACATTAAAGAACATCTTGTCATTTTCAGACTGTGCATTTACTGGCTGAGTTACAAATATAAGGGCATAAAGAATGCCAAGTGTTGTTGATAATAAAATAACCCCAAGCATTATGCCCAGAGCAAACTTTAGCCGTGCATCTAATTCAGCTGATGTATATCTTGATTTACTCATTTGTTGTTTCTTCCTCTACTACCGTCTCATCTATTGTACCATCAACTACATCGGTACCCACTAAATCTTCTGGACATGCCCCATTAGCAGTACATATTGGGGGCTTGCAATCTTCTGTATTCCAATTAGCAGGATCCTGGCATGGATATCTATAGTGCCCATCGTACCCGCAGCTTGATAATGCTACTACCAAAAATATGGAGGCTAATATTTTTGAGATCTTCATAGCCTCCATTATAACACTATTCTTCTTCTGCCCTTGCTCGGACACCAATGGTAAGGAACCAGAGGGCTATTGATAATAATGTCACATATCCTACGACTGTCTTTGCACTGCCCTCTAATACTACCCACGCAACAAAAAAGCCTAGGAAGGTGAAGTTTTCATTAAGGATAGCCAGCACCCTGTCTTTAATCCATTTCATTTCTTACCTCCTAAGTATTGATCCTGCTACTACAATTTGCCCCACTATGACTGTGACAACTACTATATCCTCAGCCTTCTCTCTAACCTCTGGAGACATATCCGCACCCACATTAGCAAAAGCCATCAAGACTTTGCCTGGATCAGAAAATACCTCAGAGAATAACTCTCCTACATCTTCAAATACTTCAAGGGCATCTGCAACTTCAGCAGTTAGCACTACACCATTTTCTAATTCAACTGGAGTATCTGGTGGTAGATCTTCATAATCTATACCAGATTCTGCTATTGCTTCTGCTGTTATCGGATTCCCGCCAGCATTTTCAAATAATGCATTTACTATAAGTTCTTTTTGTTCTTCCGTAATTACCCCGCCAGATTCTGCAGCTTCTCTAGCTTCTTCTTTAGCCTCTTCTATTTTTGCAAGCCTCTGCTCTTCTTTAGTTTTAGCAATAAGATCTTGTGTTGATGAAGATAAGTCTGATATTTCATCTTCTACCGATTCTTTTTCTGCCTCTGTGTCTTCTATTTTTTTCTCTGAATTTTCAGATTCAGTTGTCTTATTTGCAAAATCTGTTTCTGCTTTTTCTACTCTAGATTTAGATGATTCTAATTTAGATTCTGCCGTTGTTTTTTCAGTTTCTTTTGTTTGATATTCTAAATATAAGGAAGATTTTTCTTCCGTCAAGTTTTGTGAATTTGATTCTTCGGCAGACAACTCTGTTTCTTTATTAGATATTTCTGATTCTATGCTAGATTGTTCTGATTCTAAAGTAGTTTTATTGGATTCTAATTCTGCAAGCTCTGCCTCTTGTTTGGCTAATTCATTTTGTTTTTCCGTCAGATTATTTTTTAAAGCATTGCTATCAGCTAATAATTTATCTAACGTTACCTGTTCTTTTTCAAGATTAGATGAGGCTGTAGATAGGCTAGACTGTGCACTATTTTTTTGAGATATCAAAGAAGCTAACGTTGAATTAGCAGAACTTAGAGTGGCAGTCTTGGTGTCATGATTTGATTGTGCTACCGATTTTGCCTGAATATATGATTGCAATGTAGCATTTTCAACATTATATAATGCGGTTGCTGTATCCCTAGCATCTAATTGTTCTTGTGTTGGTGCTGCTCCGTGTGAGAATGTATTTAAATTACAGCTAAATGCTACACCCCAGCCTCCAGTATAGTCACATCCTGCCGTAGTAAATCCTCCAGGAATTGCCCATCCCAGCAAATAACTTCCTGGCCCACCTCCGTTGTACCACCAAATTTCTACATTTAAAGTTTTATTTACACTTACATCATATATAGGAGAATAAGCGCTCCATGTTGTTCCTTGCTCTACCCAATTATTTACTGCAAGGTTTCCGTTCACATACATTCTAAACCCGTCATCTGTATATCCTGCAAACTTAGTAGAAGTCCAGTGTGATGGTACAGTAATTTTTCCAGTAAATTTAACAATAACATCATAGTATCTATCACCACATACTGGAAGATTCATAGAGCCCGAATTCAAAACGCCAGTACATATTACAGAACCAGGCACTGCTATATGCTGTCCATTAACATAGCCATCCCTCAATAGATCATATACAGTATATTGAAGTCCTGTTGATCCAGCATTATTAACTGCATTTTCTGCATTAGTTTTATTTGTAAGAGCGGTAGCAACAACAGTTTCCTGACTGCTAACTGCGTTTGTTGCAGAAGTTAATGCTGACTGTGTAACATTATATTCTGATTGTGCGGTAGAAACAACAGACTGTTGGTTTGTTATTGCGGTAGTCAAAGATGATATAGTTGTATTTAAAGAATCAACTTCTGACTTAATATTATTTACCACTGTAGACTGGCTATTGATTGAACCATTTAAAGCAGATATAGAGGACTCAAGACTTGCTATAGCAGATTTTGTTCCAGATACAAGATCTTGCTTATTTTTGATCTGTTCTATAACCACTACTATTTCAGCCTTTTTAGCATCTAACTTTTCCTTTTCAGATACTAGAGTAGACTTTATTGACTCTATTAAATCAAGCTTTTCTTTTAATTCCGCTTCTTTTTCATTGTATTTTGCTAGGGCTTCTTCAAGAGTTGATTTAGCCTCTTCAAGTTCTGATGTAGATAGATCTAACTCTTCTTTTGATTGTTCAAGCTCTTCTTCTGACTTTGCTAAAAGTTCTTTGTTTTTCTTATCAGTCTCAATAGCAGAATCTAATTGATTTTTTAATTGATTTGATTTATTTATTGCGCCTTGAATATTTGATATGGCCGCTTTAATATCATCTGTTACTGGATCTAAACCAGCGAGTTGGGATTGAATTTGATCTATCTGTGTATTGGCTTCTGCTGCATACATGCCAAAAAGAGAAGTCGTTATTACTAGCCCCGAAACAATTAGTATTCTGAATAACTTACGAATATAGTTCATAAGGGCTACCTAGGTGTAATTATATCATTATTTAATTTTTTGCAATAAAAAAGGGGGCAAGTTTCCCTGCCCCCATTTTATAAGCTAATTACTTTAGCTTTTTAGCAATTGCGTTAATTGTCTTTTGCATTGCAGTAATTTGCTTAACAATCTTTGCTACCTCAAGTGCAAGAGTGTTAACTGCTGTTAGTGCATCCTGTGCAGCTTTAGCAGCCTCTGCAGAAGCAAGAGCAGCCTTGTCAGCGGCTTCCTGAGCAGAAGTTGCAGCCTTAGTTGCATCTACTGCAGCATCTGTTGCAGCCTGTGCTGCAGCAAGTGCCTCATCAGAAGCTTGTCGTGCAGGATTAAATACTGTCGCAGTATCACGAATCACTACACGTCCTGCCTCAACCAGAGAAGTTCCACCAGTGGCAGAAATAACAACATCTCCTTCAGCAGAAGGCATAAATACCTTAAATGTCTTGGTTGCTGTTGTTGTATCTGTAGTTACAGAAACACCAGTAATAACATCACTTGCTGATCCGAATGCATAGGATGTAGAAATTCCACCTGTTGCAAACAGATTTGCAAATGTTTGACCAGTAAGTGCAAGACCTGCAGCATCTGTTACAGAAACAGTAATAACTGCTGCCTCACCTGGGGTATATTGCTTCTTATCAAAGGCAATTACTACCTTAGCAGCAGCACCTTCAACACGAACAGAAGCAGTATCTGCAATAGATCCAGAGTAAACCCCTACCTTTGCATTACCAGTTCTTACACCAGTAAGATTAAACTTTGCTACACCATCAACAATAGTTGCGGATGTTGCAGAGTTGCTGACTACACCAAGCGTATCTGATGTTGCAAGCAATGTTCCACTACCAACGACAACCCCATTAGCATCGTATGCAACTGCTGTAATAGCATCAGCATTTGATCCAACAGTAAGTACTGGCTTTGCAGCAGTAGCAACAATCTTAGCAATGTCGCCAAAGAATGTTACCTTCTCCGTAGCAAGAACAACATTTGAAGCAGATGTGATAGTTACTGTTCCAACTCCAGCAGTACCGTCAGAAAATACACCAATGTAATTTCCTGCTGGTACAACCATTGCACGAACAGATCCCGTCATGGTTGCATGGTTTGATCCATGTCCAAGAAGTCCAGGACCAGAGACTGTTACTGTAAGAGACTCTGAGGCATTTCCACCTGCAACGTTCTTTTGAGTTACAACAATAACTGCTGCTGCATCAGAAGATACTGTCTTTGAAGCAAAGACTGTAGCATCTGCAGTTGCAGAAATTGTCTCACCCTTATTAATAATAGATGTAGATGTTGTTGCAGAAGCCTTTAGGTCTAATGCATTTACTGTCACAGTCCAGACCAACGGTGATGCCGTAATGCGACCACCAGAGCTCTTTAATACTGGATACAAATTTACAACATATGTTCCTGCAGCAGATGGTGCAACAAGTGCAACATTGAGCTTAGCAGTAATTTGTGCTGCTGCATTAACTGTTGAGCTAATATCAGCAGATGTGTTCCCCCCACCAAGAGTAACAACTGAACTGGATGTTTCTGCTACAGAAAGAACAGCAGACTTACCAGCACCTGTTGGTTGACTTGATACAAGGGAGAGAACAGAAACGGTATCGCCAGAATTTTCTGCAATAAAGGTGAGAGTTACAACTGCTGTTGCGGTCTCGCCTGCCGAAATCGTATCTGCAACTGCATCAATAGCAAAGCTATCAGCAAGAACTGCAGAGTTAGATGGAATCGCAGAAAATGTGCCAAATGTCAAGGCTGCAGCCAAGATCATAGCAATCTTCTTCAATGAATTCATTTTTCTCCTTGTTTATATTAGTTTATATTCGTCTAGAAAGTCCATAACGTCGTCAGGAATTTCCTTGTCCAATTCTACCATACCCTTATTTTGTTCTGCAAGTCGGGAGGCAGAAGACCATGTATGGACTTCTATTTCTATGTTAGAGTCTCTACTTGTATGCGATATAGCTCCAAATACCGCTCCGCATACAGCATCTGCTAAGTCCTTAGATTTCTTTCTAGGGTGATCTACTCTTTTGCCATTATCTGTTATCTTTAGTTCAGACATTTCTTCTAATAGAATTGGCAGCATTGGCATTGCAACACGCTCTTCGTATATCATCATAGCAAGATCTTCGTAGTGTTTTTTAGCTACCGAAACAGTATCAGTTCTCATGCCTACTGCTTTTAATTCTTGTTGTATATCAAATGATTGCCATCGGTCAAATGTAACCATTCCAACATTAAAACCTTCTCTACGAAGATTCATAATCCATTTTTTAACTTCTGATAAATCAACTGGGCCTTCTATCTTAGGTTCCCACCAAGCTACAGCATCAACAACAACTACAGGAGCTACCTGTTCGTAATCTTTTATTACTTGAATGTTTACCCATCGTTCAACATGTGCAATAGCAACAGCGCACTTGTCATGTTTTTGAGCAAGGTCAGCATGAATATAATATGTTTTATCTGGATCTGGCTTAAAGTTTGAATCAAAACGTCTGTGATTATCCAATGGATTTCTAAGCGTCATACACTTTTCCAACTTATCTCTTTGCTTAAAGAATGCATCAGAAGAGTATGTTGGAGTACAAAGGAATCTCATCATTGCATCTCCAGGATCTGTCAAAAATGCAATCTTAAAATCATCAATCTTTCTAGTAGGATTTACTTCCCATGTTGGACGTTTTAGTGCAAACATTCTAGGATATTTGTATGATTTTATATGATCTTCTTCCCAAACAATTTCAAATTCATTGTCTGGTCCTTCTGGCAACTCTTCATTAATAACAAACTTATATCTACGTTCAAGAGTGTCTTTGTCCATAATAACATCTTCATACCGCTTTGAAATAAAGTCACCTTGATATCGGGGAAATGAAAGAAGAACTACTTTGCCTAAATCAGGAAAACGAGAATCTACAGTACCACGAAATGCTTTATAAATATTGTCAGCAGTTTTTCCTTGATCATTGCCAGTTCCAACCTCAGTAGCAAATCCAGATATTTCATCAAGTACTGCCATAAATAAATTTAGACCTTCATGTGACTCACGTTCTGAATGACCTGAATAAACAGTTATTGATTTATTAAAAGTAATTGAGTTTACTTTAGGATCATATTTTCCAGCAAACCACGGTGACTTTTCAATTTTATTTCTAAAACCTTTGAAGAAAACATTCTTTGCTTGTTCAGCGTTAATAGCGACATTGATAATGTCTATGGCATCTCCTGGTGGCTTTCCGAAATATCTGGCAGGATCTTTAAGACATAATAGTTTATACACAACATAAGCACAAGCAACGGTAGAAGTATGGTCTTTACCACTACCCTTGCCAAGTTGAAGGATGATTTCATTTTTAGTATATTTGTCATAATGTCTTGCTCCTGCTTCTGTTCCCATCAGAATTTGTAGCTCAGGCTTACGATATATTTGGCTCATGGCCTCAACTATTTCATACTGTATTTTAGATAGGGGTGGTTGTCCCAAATATTCTGAAGACTCAACAAATGTTACTACATCTACTGGCTTTTCTTCAAAATGATTATCTTCTAGCGCTTCAAGAAAATCATTGAACATCGTGGACAACTGTAATCACTTCACCTTCTCTGGCAATACTTGACAGCCTTTGCATAATAAGATCTCTAACCTCTGGATGTGATGATGCAATGTCTTTTAGGATATTAACCAATACCTCTTGTCTTTTTTCTATCTCAACCATCTCTTCTGCTAGTTCTTTATTTTCTAATAAGCCTGCCTTTTGTAACATATCAATACGCTTAGATTCAATATCCATTACAAGTTTAATACCAGCAGTTTTTGCATTTAGATTTGCTGTAGTTGTAGCATCCTCAATAACTTCATATGCTTTGGTAATAAGCTTATTGTAATGTGCATCTGCTCCAGCTAATGCCTCTTTAGCTCTAGCACGAATTGCACTATTATCTGAAGCCATACGCTTCCACTCATCAAGATGGGCAACAACACGAGTCCTCGGCATACCCAAATCTTTAGAGATTCTG